GCGAGTTTGTAAACCTTACAGCCGGTAGCATCTATCATGAGTTTGATCGCAAGCTAAACGGCACCTTTGAGACTATCCAGCCACGCGAGCCGCTGCACATTGGCTTGGACTTCAACGTCAACAATATGAGCGCGGTCGTGGCCGTCACTCGCAACGGCGACCCGATGGTGTTGGATGAACTGGCGGGCATCCGAGACACGCCGACGATGATCGTCGCGCTCAAGGCCCGCTATGGCGGTCAATCCATCACCGTATACCCTGACGCCAGCGGCGGATCGCATAAGTCAGTCAACGCCAGCCTGTCCGACATCGTGCTATTGCGCGCAGCCGGGTTTACCGTGCTGGCTCATCCGTCCAACCCCGCCGTCAAGGATCGCATCTTGGCGGTCAACCAAATGATACACAATCAAGGCAAGCGTCGGCTGCTGGTCAATGCAGATCGTTGCCCGAGCGTAGTTGAGGGATTAGAGCGGCAGGCATATAGTAAGTCTGGCGAACCAGATAAGACCAGCGGGCTAGATCACCTCAATGACGCTTTAGGGTATTTCATTGCGTATAAATTTGGCATATCACGCGGGCCTGTGCGGTTTGCTCAAATTATGGGAGCATGACCTTTGCCGAAAGCCGCCTGTTGTGTTAATGTGGCCGGGCGCAACGAATTATCGGGGCTTGCCTAATGGCTGTCAATAATACCCACAAACAATACGATGCTTACAGGTGGCGCTGGCGGCGTTGCCGCGACGTTGTTGCAGGCCGCGATAGTGTCTTGCAAAATGGTCGCCAAGGTCAACGCTTTCAGGGCAGTCTTTACGATCCGGTGTTCTCGCAGGAAATCTATTTGCCGCGTCTATCCGGTCAATCGGAATCTGACTATCGCTCCTATGCTGAACGCGCGGCATTCTTCAACGCAAGCGGTCGCACACTTGATGCGCTGACTGGCCTGATCTTTGCCAAGAATCCGCAAAGCGTTTTTCCGCCTGCCATTGAGCGGTTTGCTGATGACATCACGCTGGCCGGTGACAACCTGCGCGAATTTAGCGAACAGATTGTTGAGGAACAGATCGCCGTTGGCCGTGTCGGCTTGATGGTGGATTACCCGGCGAACGTGCCAACCGGCTTGTCGGTTGCCGCTGCCGAAGCGCTCAACATCCGCCCATTCATGCGGCTATACAAAGCCGAGACCATCCTGAATTGGCGCGTTGATAGCATTGGCGGCGTCAAAGTGCTGACGATGGTCGTGCTAGAGGAAACGCACGACATTCCCGAAGATGACTTTAGTGTGCAGGAAGTGACGCGGTATCGCGTCCTTGATCTGACGGAGCAGGGCTATCGCGTCCGTCTGATGACGCAACAGGGCGATACCATATCGGAAACCTATCCGCTGATGCGCGGTCGCCCCATGCAGCGGATTCCGTTCACTGTGCTAGGCGCGAACAGCAGCACGACCAATGTGCAAAAGCCGCCGATGCTCGATCTAATCGACGCCAACATTGCGCACTATCGCAATAGTGCTGACTATGAGCATGGCTTGCACTTTACCGGCTTGCCGACGCCTTACGTTGCTGGCGTCCAGCTAGACGAAGGCCAGACGCTCAACCTTGGCAGCAAGACAGCTTGGGTCTTTCCCGATCCGTCAGCTAAAGCGGCGTTTCTGGAGTTTACCGGGCAGGGCCTGTCAACCATCCGCGAAGCCATGAAGGACAAGGAAGGCCGCATGGCCGCACTTGGGGCGCGCTTCCTATCGGACGATAAGCGCACGGCTGAGGCTTTCCAGACGCTAGAACTGCGCACCAGCGGCGAACGCGCGAACCTTGCCAGCATATCCCGTGCTGCGTCTGACGCTCTCACAAAGGCGCTCAACATCATGGCAGCTTGGGTTGGCGCACCCGAGACGGCGCGCTATAGTCTCAATACGGAATACGTCACAAGCGCCATGGCACCCGCCATGTTGCAACAGTTGGTGATGGCATATCAGACCGGCGCAATGCCGCTGTCAGTGCTTTTTGAGAATATGCAGAAGGGCGAGATCGTTTCGGACGCGATGCAGTTTGAGGCGTATCAGGCACAGCTTGCCGATCAGGGGCCAAGCGTAGACGATTCGCCGTTTGACAATGGCAACGACAACGGCGACACCTTGGCGGCAATTCGGGAGCGGCTGGGGCTGTAATGGAAGCCGAGATCATTGCGAGCCTTGTTGAAGCTGTTGCCGCATTAAACCGGCGCGTCAATGATCTTGGCAGCTTTGAACTAATCGCTGGCCCGCAAGGTTTGCCCGGTGCGAACGGTGAACCCGGCCCGCCGCCGACCGATGAGGCAATTCGGGAAGCGGCGACCGCTTGGCTTGCTGCCAACATTACCCAGCCGACGAATGGCACTGATGGGACTGACGGCACCGATGGCCGCGATGGGGAAGATGGTGCGCCGGGGAGGCCGCCAACAGAACAGGAGATAGAAGTTGCAGTTGATATATGGCTTACAGCGAATCGCGCGGCGCTCCGTGGAACTGATGGCCGGGACGGTCGCGACGGTTTTGATGGTCGCGATGGTAGTGACGGCGCTGATGGGGCTGCTGGTAGTCGTGGTGCTACTGGCCCTCAAGGAGTTGGCATTGCTCTTGTCGAGCAACGAGATGAAGAATCGTTTTGGGTCACGCTTGACGATGGGCGAGAGTTCGAAATAGAACTGCCAAAGGTTGCCACGCAAATTATAGCTGGCGGCGGCGGTGGCGCTCCAACTTTAGCGTATTTGTCCGCCGTTGATAAGCAAACTCAAAACGCACCAATTAACACCGCCCGAGCAATGGAGTTTGATACGACGCTTGAAAGTTTCAATATTTCAATTGTTGATAACGTCAAGATTACGTTTGGCGTAAGCGGTCTGTTTAATATTCAATTTAGCGCACAGCTTAATAATGAGGACAGCAAAGAGCACGATGTAAGCATTTGGATTGCCCGAGATGGAATAAACGAACCTGATAGTTGCGGCGATATTCTAGTTGCTGCCAGACATGGTAACTATAACGGTGCCGTAATTGCAGCATGGAATTTTTATTATCGTGCTCAAAAAGGCGAATATTGCCGCATTTTGTGGTCATCTCCGAATGCTCTTGTTTACATTGCAGGACTGCCGGAGAGAATAGCCCCAGTGCGGCCCGCCACGCCATCTGTCATTTTGACGGTTAACAGGGTGGCTTCGTGAACACTTCGGATCGCTTGGCCGATCTATACACGATCCGACAGTTGCTGCTGAACCGGCTGGCGGCTGGCGAACAGGCGCGCATGACCCGGCAAATGCTTGACATCAGCAAGGAAATTGAGCGGCGGCTAAAGACGGGCAAGCCACTAACTGAATTTCAAGGTCAACGCCTAAACAAAGCAATCGCTGAACTGCAAAAGCTGGTGCAGATAACCGGCCCGAACTTTGGCGAACTGGCCGCGCTAGAGGCGGCATTTGCGCGGCAGGCATTTGCCAGCGTGTCAATCGACGCCGCGCTTCCCGGTGCATCTGTCATTGATCGCATAGCCAACCGCAGCCTAGTGCAAGGCGCGACCATATCGGATTGGTTTGAGCGCATCTCAAGCCAGATCAAGTTTGACATTGAGCGCGCAGTAAAGACGGGCGTGATTCTTGGCGACACTAATGCACAGATCGCCAGCGCCATCGTTGGCGACGGAACGCGAGGGCCGGAGGCATTTCCGCGCGGCAGGCGTGACGTTATGGCCGTCACCCGAACAGCAGTGCAGACGGTGGCCAATGATGCGCGCCTTGCCACGTTTGAGGCGAACGCAGACGTTATTAAAGCCGTGCAATGGATCAGCACCTTAGACAGCCGCACAAGTGACATTTGCATTGCCCGATCTGGCCTTGTCTGGACGCTGCCCGGTTACAAGCCGCAAGGCCACAACATCGAATGGCAAGGCCCGCCACCGGCACACTGGGCCTGCCGATCAACCGTAATTCCAATTACAAAGACATTCCGCGAACTCGGCTTAGACATTGATGAAGTGCCAGTATCAACTAGGGCCAGCATGGACGGACAAGTCGCGGCTGATCTGACGTTTGCCGATTGGCTGGGCGGAAAGCCGCCAGAGTTTGCCGATGAAATGCTAGGCAAAGGCCGCGCTGCATTATGGCGTGACGGCAAGATTACATTGCAAGACTTGCTAAATGCTGAAGGGACGCCACTAACCTTGCGGCAGTTGCGGGAACGATACAGTTAATGCCGTGGCTTGTTGCATGGCGAATAGTTTGCTAAAGTCGCCGCACTTGCTTTGCGAACTGCGTTTGTGCGGCAATTAACGGCCAGTGGCCAATCAGTCCAGAGGACACCCAAGAATGAGCGAAGGCAACACCGAAAACGAAGAACTGAAAACGGCTATTGAGGCGCTGAGTGCCAAAAATAGGGAACTGCTAGGTGAACTTAAGCAGGTTAGGGCCAAGGCCAGAGGGGCCGACATTGACCCGACCGAATATGCAAACCTGCAAACAGCCGTTGAAGAACTTACTGATAAGTTGTTTAAGTCGGAAAAGGAAAGCGGGCGGACTGTCGAGACGTTGCAAAAGACTTTGCAGCAGAAGGACGCCACCTTGCAGACCTACCTGATCGAAAACGGTTTATCCGATGCTTTGCTCAAGGCCAATGTTCGTCCCGAAATGATGTCGGCAGTAAAGGCGATGCTTAAGGGCAACACCAAGCTGTCGGACGATAACGGGCAGTATAAGGCGATTCTTGGAG